CCAAAGACAATAATCTTTTTAGATATATGGTCTTTTACTGTAATACAGATTAGGGGTTGGTCTGCTTTTTCGGGACTAGGGAAACCATTCTCACTCTCACACTCAATATCAACTGTGAGAATTTTGATTTTGTTTATATCCCATTTGATTTTGCCTTTGAATTCATCAGCAATAAATGGATATTGATGTCTTGTGTTGCCGAAATATTCAAAGTTCGTAACATTCTTATACTCATTCACCCACTTCGTGGCTTCAGGCATGCTGTCAAACTTTATTCTTTCGACATAACGACCATCTAAAGTCTTATACTTTGTTTCTTTGCCGACTGGAACAAACAGAGAGGGTTTATAATTAATTCGATATTTTTTGTGAGTGCCATCTTTATCAACACCACGAACTAACAACCGCCCTCTGTAAGGAAGTACACTTGTGTAGAACTCCATTAATTATATTTGAGTATTATTGAAATGTCTATTTAATGTGTCAACTCTTTTTTCTGCCGTTGCAATTTTATCTAGTTGACATTGCATTGATTTGATAATTGCGCCATCTGATGATGGGTTATCAAAATAAACCACTAACGAAGCAAACGCAGTTGCGATATCAGCCTCTGATTGTCTGATTAGTGCCTTGAATAGTGGGTTTTCTGTTTGATGATTTTTTGCCATGTTTCACTCCTTCATTATTTAATAACATATTATACATTAGTTTGACTGGTTTGTCAAGCGTTTAGTCAAGACTATATTTTGTTGTAACTATATACTTTCTTGCTGGGTTTACCATTACATTAAAAAGTTTAGACATTACATAACGATTAAACAAAACCTCTGTACCCATATTACTTCTATCATTTAATCCAAACATAACATCTTTATACATACTTCCTGCAAACTCTACATCAAGTTTAACGAGTGGCCGTTTATCTCCACCAGCGCCTGTTTCTGCCTCATATGTGTCTACTAAATCTGTAGTAATAGTTTTACCTTTCAGATTAAAAGTAATCTTCTTGCCTGATATTTTAATATCTTCTGCATGAAGAACTGAATACACACCATTGCCAGTATCAAATTTTGCAATGATTTCGCCAAATGGATGTATATTGACAACTTCTCTATGTCCGCATTGTGTTGGAACAGGGTATCTATTTTCTGAATTAGCAAAATAATCGACAACCTGTTTAACAATATTTTTTCCACTTGCTTCTTCTATGCCTTCTGTACCAGGCGAATGATTAACTTCAAGAATATATGGTGGGTCTTTCTTAGGATTTTTAGATGGTATGAAATCAACAGCAGTCCAAGTGCCGTCAATGGCCTTTGATGCTAGCAAACATTGTTCTACTTCTAATTCTGTTAATGGATATTCTTTAACTTTAGCGCCTTGTGAAACATTAGACCTGAAATCGCCTTCAACAACACTTCGCTTCATAGCAGCAAGAATTTTACCACCCAAAACTATCACTCGAATATCGCCATCAGTTTTGATGTATTCTTGAATTAATAAATCAACATTTTCATTTTGACTATAAAGCAATTGAATCAAAGATTCTATTTGTCTTTCTGATTCGACAAACAAAACACCAACACCTTTTGAACCTTCTAAGGTTTTCATAATGATTGGGAATTTTGTATCTAAGCTTTCTAGTGCTGGTTTCCAGTTTTCTGCATTAGGTATTAATGCTGTTTTTGGTTGTGTTAAACCAAAGTCCATTAACTTAACATAGGTTCTATATTTGTCAGAAGATACTGAAACGACTTCTCTGCTGTTTACCATACAGATGCCTGTTTTTTCAAGACGAGATAGTAAGTCCATCCAACTGTTTTTCAATCGAACTGAACCACGAACAATCGCTATAGTATTTTCACGGTGTATTTCAAAACCTTCCTCATCGCCTTGATTGTATATCTTGTATACACCATCATCATATTCAATACGAGTGCCCTCAATTTCGACCACATAGTACTTATGACCTGCAGCTTTACATTCTTCCACAATCCTTCTAGCGGTGCGAAACAATTTTTGCTTAGCAGGTTTTGGGTCGCCAGAAATAACAAGCACTCTGTACTTGTTACTACTTTTAGCTTCTGTAATGAAATCTCTAAACTTCGGAGCCTTCGTCATCTACTTTTTTACCTATATTGTATTTTGCTTGTAAGTCCCAGTCGCTCTTATCTTTGAACGCAAGAACTTTAATCTGTGATAGAGGCGCCTTGTTCTCTGCCTGCTCTTTATTTAATATAGTAATCAAACCCCAATCGCCCAATAATTGAGCAATAGTATTCCTTCTTTCAATGTCATTCTCTGAGAAGTTTGCAAACTTACCATCTAGTGCAAACAGTTCTTTAAAATGTACTATGAAATATCTTCCTTGTTTGTGTAGAATATGGCATGATTGGAATAACTTCTTGTCTTTCCTCGAGGCTACGCCTATTCTTGTTAGGGTTTCTCGAACCTTCAGAAAATCATCTGGTTCTTTTAATTGTACTTCGAGCATCTTTTCAGGATGCCAACTATTATCTAACTCATTCATTTTGTCCCACCTTTATATAAACTTTCTTTAATTAATTTCAATTGTTCTTTGGTGAGTATGTCGAGAGCAGATTTGGCCTTTTCATTACTATATCCATAATACTCTTTTACACACTCAATATCTTTAATCTTACCAGCCTTCAGAAAAGGAGTAAACCTTTTCTTCTGTCTTATACTATTTAGTAGAAATTGAAATTGCATATCTCTATCAAGGAAATGATTTCGATTCATTTCATTGCTGAGCATTACGGTGTCTTGAAAACCAGATAGGACTTTGTTGACCATAAATGCAGGGTACTTCTTTTCCCACATAGGGTCATCAGAATCCATCAGATTCTTTTTGGTGTGATTTATCGCAGGGAGATAATCTTTAAATAAATCGTACATTACTTGAACTTCACTTGGGACATCAGTTCAGTCAAACACGCAACTAGATTAATCTCTTGGTCTGCCACAAAGGCAGACTTGTACTGATAGTCAGCGATAATTAAAACAGCATGAGGTATTGTTGCAGGCTCAAGTGTTGTGTATAAACTATCATATATCTTTCTGAATATTTTAACTGGGTCATTGTCAAGATTATTTACAACCCACTTTCGCATTTCGCCAAACTCTTTACCTTTCAAATGTCCTGTTAAAGACTTGAGATTTTCATCAGAGATATTTACAAGAACGCCAGCATCAATCGTGCCTGCTACTGAATATCTTTGCAGTTCGTTGATAAGTTTTCTGTTGTCTGGGAAATGTTTGTTGACAAGCTCTGCAATTACAGCCCGCTCATAGGCAATATCTTGTTCTGCAAGAATAAATCTTGCTCGTTCAAACAATTGAGCTGCAAGTTTAGGTTTGTCTTTGTTATTGATTCTGAATTCTATATTTGAGAATCGACTGTGAAGTGGTTCAATGATTCTATTCTTAAAATTACAAGTAAGAATGAATCGACAGTTCTTATGAAACTCCTCAACAAAGCCTCTTAAAGCAGGTTGTGTTGATTGAGGATTAAGATAATCTGCCTCGTCTAGTATCACTACCTTTTTACCACCAGATAGCGATACAGTCGAAGCAAAGTTTTTGATTTTGTTTCTGAGAACATCAATGCCACCTTCTTCTGAACCGTTAATCATTATCCAATCACAGTTCATTTGCTCACACAATGCCTTCGCAACTGTGGTCTTGCCGACACCTGGTGTGCCAGAAAATAACATATTTGATATTTCGCCCTTGTCAATAAAGGACTGAAACAATGTTTTTAGAGATTGTGGTAGTATACAATCATCAATTGTTTTTGGTCGATACTCCTCGACCCATAGAAAGTCTGTACTCATAATTCACCTTATTCATAATATATAATATAAAAAATTTACGCATTGAAAACACTATCAGGTTCTAATGCAATCCAATATTCAATTGGCAGTTTTGTGTTTTTAAAGTGAGAGATAGACTTTGATGATACGCCGACATCATAATCGCCAGCCATCATTTTAAGATTTTCTACTTTAAAATAAAAGGTATAATCTGCCGTTGCATTTTCGCCAACAACAATATCAAAATTATTAGATGTGTCATTTTTCTTATCACACACTTTCAACACAACATTACCACCTTTCTCGCCGACAAGTGCAAGGTCAGGTGCTTTCAGAATCGCAGCCATCTTTTGTAGTTGTGCAAGATTAGATTCAGACAAACTAAATGTTACATCTGTTTCAGGCATGTTGACATCTTTGGTTGGTGCAACGATTACTGACGGGTCAGAGTAAAAGTATTTCGCTGTTGCACGACTGCCTTCAGCAGAGATTGTCATATGTTTATCTTCTAGTGTAAGTTCAGGTTTGTCTAAACTAGACACCACAGATAAGAATTCGTTCAAATCATAGATGCCGAATTCACTATCAAATGATTCTGAGATAGTTGCCTTGGCAAAAATGTTTCGCATTGTAGAGATTGTATTCAGTTCACTACCAGGTTTGATTAATATGTTTGTATTAATCTCTGAGAAGTTTT